CAGTACCTACCGCAGGTTCTAAGGTCACAATAGAATACTTATCAGTAGATGGTTCTAATGCCAACGGTGCAAGATTGTTCGAACCAGTTAATACTATCGAAGTAACTGAACCCACAAGTGGTATCGGTCTCGAACGATTACCTGTCGTATCTACTACTAACCGATCAGTCGGTGGTTCTGCCAAAGAGTCACTCGCATCTATTCGTAAGAACTCTCCTTATCGCTATGCCACACAGAACAGAATGGTAACCCATGCTGACTATGCATCATTAGTACTTCGTACATACGGTGCATTGATTGATGACATCATTGCGTGGGGTGGAGAAGATAACCTAGTACCAGAGTATGGTATAGCATTCCTCTCTATCAAGTTCAAGTCAGACGTAACTGACAGTCTCAAAGAAGTAACTAAAGACAACATCCGTGTGTTGGTTGATCAATTGTCAATTGCCTCCTTTGGATTGAAGTATACAGATCCAGTAGTAACTTTTATTGAAAACAATGTGTTCTTTCAGTATAACCCAGATTACACTAACTTGTCAATCAATGCTTTACAGGAATCTGTAAGAAACGTGATGACTAGTTACTATACGACTAACACTGGTAAGTTCGGACAAGCATTCAGACGTTCGCAACTACTCGCATTGATTGATGACGTGAGTCCTGCTATCCTATCTTCTCGTGCAGATGTTAGTATGCAACAACGTTTCACCCCCTCTGGTGGCGTAGAAGGTAACTTCAGTTTTGACTTCCCGACTCAAATATCTAATCCTCTGATTGATCAGAAGGTTATTACGTCTTCGGTATTCAAGAAGACTACTGCCAAAGGATTATTGAACTGTCAAATAGTAAACAAAGAGACAAAGAACATCGTAACGATTGATACACTAACATCGAACGTAGTTGTTGTTGGTAAAGTTAATACAGTTACTACTGCCGCACTTGGCGAGAATAATATAACTACCACGTCCTCTAGTACTCAAGAAGTTCAACAAGGTCTAGTATTACAGATCATTGATACTGGTACAGGTGATGTTGTTGTAGATAACGTAGGATACTATATTCCCGGGGCAGGTATAGTGCATCTAGTAGGATTCAAAACAGACGAATCTACTGAGATCAAGATTAGTGCTATACCTGCCAACCAGAGTGCGATAGTACCAAATAGAGAATACATCCTCGAATACGATAACACTAGACTAAGTGCTAAAGGTCTGCGTACCACAGCGAGTAACTAATGCCAAACCATACTATCTTAGATAAAACATTAGTAGACACGAATAGACGTGACATCAATCTTCGGGAACCCCAAGTTGAGTCCGTCTTACCCGATCATATTCTAGCAGAGTATCCGAAGTTTGTCTCGTTTCTAAAACACTACTATGACTTTGAGTCACAGAATACATCCTTAACTCGTTTCTTAAACAATATGTTCGAGACGAGGGATGTTACACAGACTGACAAAGATCTACTAAGTTATTTCGAAGACGAGTATCTATTAGGTCAGAACTATTTCAAAGGTTTCGTAGATAAGAGGACTGCTGTTAAGTACTCTAGTTATCTCTACAGAACCAAGGGTACTAGATACTCTATACAACAATTCTTCAAGACATTCTTTGACATTGAACCAGATGTAGTGTATACTAAACAATATATATTTACATTAAATGAATCAAAGGTAGGTGCAGAATCATCTAGATATCTCACCGACAACAAATTATATCAAACCTTTGCTGTACAGATTAGATCAGAATTATCTATCGCACAGTGGAGAGATGCCTATAAGTTGATCGTGCATCCGGCAGGAATGTATCTTGGTGGACTTACACAGATCGTAGGTGCCGCAGGATTCGATAATGCTCAGTACGATCCGGGCGAAGCAATTAAACCACCAATTGTATTGGAAGGTATTGGTGGATTTACTACTCAAGCATTCGAGCAGAACACCGCACTATTTGACTTTGGTATAACAAGTGACGCAGGTAACGTATTGAAATTCAGAACTAGATTGGGTAGTAGCGCAGGTAGGGCACAAGATAGTGCAGATCTTGCACTAGGTATTCCACGCGGTAATGATTGGTCAGATCTTGAGAATCTTACTGTCGATAACCTTGATAGAATGTATTCTAGTCTTGGTGAGTACCTCACTCCAGATAGTCCAACGTTGGATGATGATAGTGATGGATCAACATTGTACAGTGGATTCGACTTATCTTCTAGCGAACTGATCGACCAAGAGACATTCACTTGGAACCCTGCTGTGACTAGGTTCGACTCTGCTAACTCTGCATTGCTAGTTACAGATACAATAAATAGAGGAGCAATACGCTCCGTAGGCGATTCTGATTCTGAGATATCTTTGCGTGAGATAATCAGAAGAGGGATGTAAATAATAGTATAAATAGAAGTAATAATATTCGGGAAGTAAGATGACTAGACAAGTATTAAACAGAGGAACGATTGCGAATGATGGCACAGGCGATACGCTTCGCGGTGCCGCATTAAAGATCGAACAGAACATTATCGAGATCTACAATAAGTTAGGTGACGGTGATGCACTGACTCCTCTTATTGACTTCGATTCGGCAGGGATTATCTTTAAAGATTCCGCAGGTGGATCATTCTCGTCTCGAATTGGTGTTGTTGCTCCGACTGCTAGTAACCTAATCTATGTCCCGAATGCTTCTGGTCAGTTGGTTATGGATGCCGCAACTCAGACACTCACCAATAAGACTCTGACTAGTGCGGTTCTTACCACTCCTCAGATCAACGACACTAGTGCTAATCACCAGTATGTTGTTGCAGTAAGTGAACTTGCCGCAGACAGAACAGTCACACTCCCATTGTTGGGTGCCGCAGATGAGTTTACATTCAATAGTCATACACAGACACTTGTTAACAAGACACTTACTGCTCCACGAATAGATAATATTCGTATGGGTGACGGTGATGGTATACTTGATAGTGCAGGTAACGAACAACTATTATTTGTTGCAGACTCCTCTTCTCCAGTTAACTATCTTCGCATTACAAGTGGACGTACCAATGTTGCACCGATACTTAAAGCAGTAGGTGAATCTACTACTTCATTGTCGTTGCAAGGATCTGGTAATGGTGCTGTACAGGTTGATAGTAAACTTGTTCTTGGTAATGATACTATTGGTTCTAACGGTGCATTAAACCTCAACAACCCTGTTACGATTATTGCGAAGACTTCGGCCGGTGCTTATACTCTGGCAAACGGTACTCAGACAGGTGAAATAAAATATATAACTAATACTCAGAACCACAATGCCGTGATTACTCCTGCCAACCTGTCAGGATACTCAACTATAACATTGGGGTTGAACGATTCAGTGATGCTTATGTACTTAGCGACTGGTACCACATGGGTAATAATTAACAATCAGGACGCGACTTTAGCGTAATAATAGGAATAGATAAATGCCAGTAGTAACCGATACATTTAAAAAACAAGTCTTGGATGATCTCCTTGCCGATCAAGTCAGTGCGTCCATAAGATATTATGCCGCAATTGGTAGATCAGAAGACTGGAACGATTCGGATGTGGCAACTGTTCCTACGAATGATGCCGCAAGTGCGCGAGATGCTCGTGGTGGTTTCCAATCACTCAAACTTATTGAGGATGCTTCTTATGTCCTTCCTCGTAGAATCTGGATTGCTAACCTGATCTACTCTGCCTTTGATGACAATGATGTTGGGTTCCCAGTGAATCCTTTCTATGCTATCAACTCTAACAACGAGATCTACATTTGTTTGGAGCAGGGAAAGAAGCAGGATGGTACCTCTCAGTTGTCTACCGTTCAACCTACAGGTAATACTATTGGTACTCCTTTCCGTACTGCGGATGGATACACTTGGAAATTCCTATACTCTATTGGTGCATTGAGAGCAGACAAGTTCTTATCCTCTGCATATCAACCAGTACGGTATGTTGCCTCAACTGACTCAGACAGTCCTGCCGAAGATCTCCAACAAGAGATAGTACAGAACAATGCAGTTTCGGGACAGATCGTAGGATACGCAATCACCAACGGTGGTACTGGTTATACTTCTACTCCTACAGTAAGCATTATCGGTAACGGTACTAACGCAAGAGCATATGCAGTTAAGTCTGGTGAAGTAATCATCGACATTAAAGTTGTAGCAGATAGTTCTGGCAACTCTAGTGCGTCTTACTTCGGTAAAGACTATGACTATGCTAACGTAGTTATTACTGGTGGTGGTGGTGCCTCGTGTACTGCACGTCCTATTATAGGACAACGTGATGGTATCGGTGCTAACCCAGTAATTGATCTTAAATCAAATGGTATGATGTTTAATACAAAACCAGAAGGAATAGAAGGTGGTGACTTTGTTACAGGTGATGAGATCTTCCGTCAAGTATCACTCGTTCGTAATCCTCGTGTTGACTCTGCAAATGGGACTCTTCTCACTTCTACCACCGCTAGGGTCTTAGATAAGATGATATTCAACTCTGGTGCGTTCTTGAAGTCTACTGTACAGAAGTCTACCATTAGTGGTGCGACCTCTGGTGCTACAGCAATTATTGATGACACAAATGATTCGGATACTGTATGGTATCACCAGAACACAACAACAGGATTTACACCTTTCGTAGCACAAGAAACAGTTTCGGTAGTTGGTAATGCATCTATCACTGGAGTTATTAAAACTTCTGGGGGATTGCTTCAGGGCGAAGCAGATCCTTACTCTGGAGATCTCCTATATATAGATAACCGATCACCAGTAACACGATCTACCGACCAAACCGAAGACTTGAAAATAGTAATCACTATCTAGGATTAAGAAATGCCAAATACGTTTACAGAACAGACAATGAGATCGACCTATAAGGACGATTATAAAGATAGTGATAATTACTCACAGATCTTATTCAACGCAGGTCGTGCGCTTCAAGCGCGTGAACTTACGCAGATGCAGACTATCATCCAGAAAGAAATCCAACGGTTTGCTAATAATGTATACACCAAAGACGGTGTGGCAACTCAGACTGGTGGTATAACTGTTCAGAACTGGCAGTTTGCCAAGATCTCGAATGATGCGAACAACACGTTTGATACTACTGATAACCTTAACGGTGTTATCCTTACTGGTTCGGTGTCTAGCATTAAGGTAAAGGTTTACCGTGCAGTCGCGGCAACTGGTACTGATCCAGATACAATCTACATTCAGTATCTAGAAGATCCTACTGCTCGTAGTCCTGCTACTACTTTCCTAGAACCTGCTCGTGTAACTCCGGGAGAAGTTCTTTCTAATGGATCGAACATCAACCTGACAGTACAGACTACTAACACAACTGCAAACCCTGCTATTGGTAGTGCGTGTGCGGTAGAAGTCGGTTCTTCTGAATTCTATGTTAAAGGACACTTTGTATTTGCACCAAAGCAAGAATTGATCGTATCTAAGTATTCGGCAGATGCAACGGCAGACATAGGTTATAAGATTGTACAAGATGTTGTTACTGTATCAGATACAGACGCATTATACGATAACCAGAATGCAACTCCTAACCGTTCAAGTCCCGGTGCTGATAGACTACGAATCAGACTTACTTTGGCAAAACGATCATCATTGGTCGCAGGTGAGACCTTCGTATACTATGCTACTATGTTCCGTGGTGTTATGGAGAACGAAGTAACTAAGACAGAAAACTATGGTTTCCATGATCATGTCGCTACACGCGTCCGTGAGATTCATGGTGACTTCATTACAAAATATTGGAAGATTGGTATTGCTCCAGACGCAAAGAGTACATCCAACTTCATCATGCGAGTAGATCCGGGAACTGCATATATTGACGGTCACCGTATTGCTACTAAGCAAACTCAAAGTCTTATTGTTCCTCGTGCTACTGATACTATTGTTCGTGAAGAAGATCAGGTTGGTGTTGATTACGGCAACTACTTCTACTTCCACTCTGGTGTTGGTATGTTGGATATCGATGTCTGTGAAGCAGTTAACCTCTATAAGGGTGTGGCAGGACAAGACTCAGTGATTGGTACTGCTAACATTCGTGCAATTACCGAAGGTGCTTCGGGCACAAGAGTAGATGGAAACTCTTACGATAGCGTACCTGCATTTAAGGCACACTTATTCAATATCAATCGTACTAACTTTAACTGGTCACTTGCAGACGTTTCGTCTATCAAGTCTGTTGCAAACACTCATTATGTCAATACTGTTAAGACAACTAATGCCACAGGTAATGCGATTAAAAATGCGGCATTACTTCACGAACCAAAGAAGAATGCTTTAATCTTTGATACGCCTTTGCGTAGACCAAAGAACTTCTCTGATGTCACTATGACATTTATGAAGAAGTATAACTTCACTGCTAGTGGTACCACTCACTTGATTAATCTAACTGATGCAGGTGAATCATTCGTTCGTGCTAGTGATGTGATTATCGCATCTGCTTCTGATTTTAATCCGAACGGTATATCTGCCGCGATCTCTACCGCAGGTAACAAGAGAATAACCTTCTCTCCTGTTGTTAGTGGTACCGCATACGAAGTTATCGTATTCATTAAGAAGACTAATTCTACTGTTAAGTCCAAGACTCTAACGTCTGCGACTGTTACTGCCGCATTGGATTCTGATGGTCAAGGTCGTTACTACTTAGATCTTGGTCAATCAGATGTCTATAGTGTTGAACGTATTCGTAAGACTAACTCCGATGGATCAGATCTCTTTACTAACTTCTTGTTTGATGCAGGTAACCGTACTACTCACCAAGCAGATGGTAAGTTAATCTGGTCTGGTGGTGGTCTTAGTAGTTCTACAGATGGTCAAGTCTTTGCTCGATACAAGTACTTCGCAAACTCTACCGCAGGTTCATTCTTTGCAGTCAACTCTTATGATGGTCAGTTAGACTATCTTGATGTTCCTGCTCAGAAACTACCTACTGGTGGCAAGGTATCTTTGCGTGACGCAATCGACTTCCGTCCTTCAATGAACGGTTCTGGTGCGTTTAGTGCAACTGATGTGCCACCTTTACCAGTACCATCCGATACAATTATCGCAGATGCCGAATACTACTTGCCTCGTGCAGACCGTTTGGTTATCTCAGACAAGAGCGAACTACGTTATATTACTGGTTCATCTTCTCTTAATCCTAAGTTCCCTGACATTCCAGTGGATTGTATTGATCTTTATAAGGTTAAGTTAGGGGCGAACACTCTACACACCCAAGATCTCAAAACAACTATTATCCCTCGTAAGGGATATACGATGCAAGACATCAACAAGTTGGAACAGAAAGTTGATCGTCTAGAAGAGATGACTACACTTTCATTACTTGAGTTGAACACTAAGTTCTTGCAGGTATTAGATAGTTCTGGTGTTGATCGTTCTAAGGCAGGTTTCTTTGTAGATAACTTCTCTAACCATTCCCACACTTCGATAGGGACTCATGTTGGTGGCGGTGGTAAGTCTTCGATTGATCCCCATGCTAAATTGATGCGTCCTACTTACTCAGAAGATGCTATCGATATGTACTATGATAGTAATCACTCTCTACAGTTAAACACTGTTAAGAAGGGTGACTTCGTTACACTAGATTACTCTACGGTTGGATACCAGTCACAAGAACTTGCATCTAATACAGAGAACCTTGCACCATTCTATGTGCAGACTTCTATTGGCGCATTGTCAATATCTCCTGAAACTGATAACTGGTTTGATACGCAGAAAGTTGGTGAGACTGTTGTAGGTACCGCAACCGAACTAGACTTAACCCATGCTTTATCTTGGAACAACTCTGAGAACTCTTGGTATGGTGTTGATCCTAGTGAACTGGATGTTGGTGATGCCGCTAACTCATTCGTCTCTGGTACTTCTACTCAGGTTACTCACGATTCATTAGACCCAATCCTCATTGGTACTCAGGCAACTGAATCACTAGGTGAGTGGGTTAAAGTTGGTAACGTAACTGATGTCGAAACACTGTTTACCGAGACAGTAGAAATCTCTAGGGAACGTGAAGAAGAAATCTCACGAACTGTTATCGATTCATATTGGCAAGCAATCGCAGACGGCACTTGGGAAGATTACTGGGGCGACTGGGACGGTCACTGGGATGGCGTGAACTGGGGTGCAGGATATGGCGTAGGCACTAACTACTGGCATGGCGACTTTGGTCTAGGTGGAAGTAGTTACGGTGGCGGTGGCGGTTATGGTTGGGGTGATTTCGACTGGTCATTCGAAGAAATCACTACAGATATGTGGGATGTTATTACTTCCGAAACAAGAGAGACTGTACGGACTGCTAACACTTCTACATACGAGACTACTCGAACAATCAATACAGAGAATACCTACGAAGGTACTGTAGAGACAACTACTGCCACAAGCACTTCAAGCACAGTAAACCGTGTTGCAAGTGAGTCAACTATTCGAGACATTATTGGTACTCGAATCGTAGATGTTGCAGTTATACCATTCATGCGTCCTATTAGAATCAACTTCAAAGCAGAAGGACTTCGTGCTAACACACAGTACTTCCCATTCTTTGACGGTGAGAACGTATCTACTTTCTGTAGAGAAGAGACTGTATACCAAACTTATGGTGACAAGTCTTATACTCTTGCACAAGGTGTTGAAGATGATGAGGGAACTCAACGTCCTACTCAGGATCACTCACAAGGGAAGACTAACTTAGTCGCCAATGCAGACGGTGAGATCATAGGTTCTTTCGAAGTTCCTAATGGTACTCACATGAGATTCAAGACTGGTAGTCGAACCTTTGCATTGTATGATGTTAATGCTTCGGATCGTAACTCTGCTATGTCTTTTGCTGAGACAGTATTTACTTCGTCGGGTGTTTTAAACAAGACCGAAGATAACGTACAAGTAACTCGCATACTCAAGATTGTTGGTGGTTCGACTGTTTCAGTTGAAACCTCTACGGCAGTTGAGAATACAGTATGGACAGAGAGTGTTGTAACTACCGAGGTCGCCACCGATGTTAAATCAACATCTACTACCACTGTAATTGCAGGGGATCAGTCAACTACTCGTGAACACGTCGATCAGACTGTTGTAGTAGACTACGGTTGGGGAACTTATCCAGTAGATCATACTACTGACACAGTAACTCCTCCCGGTGGTTCTGGTACACCAGACACTCAACCGCCAGAGCAAGTTCCTGCCAGAAATAGAGGTAAAGGCAATCGAGGAATGCAAGATGGTGGCGCAAGATATGTCGATCCTATTGCACAGACTTTCCAAGTACTAGAAGCAGGTGGTATCTTCATGCCTAGTGCTGAAGTATACTTTGCAACTAAGGGTAGCACTTCGGTAAGATGTGAGATTCGTCCTGCTGTTCAGGGAAAACCTTCTTCTACTTCTATCTTGGCATTCAAGGTTCTTAAAGCAAGTCAAGTTAACTTGGTTCCGGCAGGTTCTACAAACAAAGAGATGCTACAAAACTCTACTAAGTTTATATTTGACAATCCTCTGTTCCTTGCTCCGGGAGAATACTCAATTGTATTAATTCCTACAGACAACAACCCAGACTATAATGTCTATGTTGGTACTGTTGGTGAGTTCCAGTTGGGATCAGGTACTTCGTTTATATCACAACAACCGACTCTGGGTGGATTCTTTAAATCTCAGAACGGTAAGTTATGGGAACCATCTAGTGACATTGACTTATGTTACAGACTTAACTGTTGTCAGTTTGTTAGTAGCGGTAATGCGATATTTGAGAACAGTAATGTATCACCACAAGCACTAGGCAAAGACCCATTACTTGTTGACTCAGGTAGTAACGTTCGAGTAATGTTACAAGGTCATGGTTTACGCGCAGGTGATATGACTTGGATTCGTGGTATTGACTCCGCAACTAACTTTGGTAATGGTCTTACTGGTGCTGATGTAATTGGCCCTAGAACAGTCATCCAAGCAGATAACTCTGGTTACACATATGCCGCAGATGCTAACGTAACTTCTCGTAAGTGGTTCGGTGGTTCTTCTGTGACTTCACAACGTAACATTAACTTTGACAGACTCAAACCAATAATGAACTTAACTCAACCTTCTTCGACTAACATTACGTTGTCTATGAAGACTACTAGTCAATCTGCTTTGGCAGGTGATCAGACTAGGTTCGTAAAAGATAGTAAGTTTAGTATTGTTGAGAACAACAAATGGATTGAGTTTGCTCAACCAAAAGCAATCTACAATAGACGTACCGAGAACTTGACTGGTGCAGGTAAGTTAGCAGGTGAGAGATCTTCTACTCTACAGGTTACTATGGCAACGACTAACCCATTCCTATCTCCAGTACTTGATCTGGAAGGAATGAGTCTGAATGCTTGTGCTAACTTGATATCTAAACAAGACTCTTCCGCAACTATCGGTTTCAATGTTCCTTTAACTTATGTGTCAGAGAGGTCGCCTCTTAACGGTACCGAATCTGCGAAGCACATAACTAAGGTTACTACTCTAACAGATGCCGCAGTTGGTCTCAAGATATTACTTGCCGCCAACCGTCCTCCTGAGTCTGACTTCCAGATTTACTGGAGAGTGGCGAGTGGTTCAGATCCTATCCAGAAGATGGCATGGACTATTGCAGGTGCAGAAGTATCTCCACAACCAGATACGAACAAGAACGTGTTCCGTGAGTATCGTTACCTAGTAGGAGGTGAAGGTGGTACTATGAGACCATTTACTCAGTTCCAAGTCAAGATTGTTATGCGATCTACTAACAGTGCGAAATGTCCTACCTTCCGTGACTTACGCATAATGGCATTGGCAACATAATGAAACGCACATTGACTGCTGTAAAAGATGAACCCGATTTTGCCAGAGATGGTGAGTCGGGTGGCATTATTAATATAAATAGAACTGAGATACAGAATGCTAAAGAACGGAAGAAGAACCGCCAAGCAAAACTTGCGGATGAAAAGAATCTGAAGGATAAGGTAAGTAATCTCGAAAATGATATGCGAGATATCAAATCCTTACTTTCACAACTAGTAGAGAAACTATAGATGTCAAGACCATTTACTAAATTATCAGACTCGTTTAAGATATTACGAGACAACCTGAATACGACATCGTATAACGTTGGCGATCCAGATAACTTACTTACTTATGGTGACAGTGATGTTGTCATGGCAATCAACGAGATCGAAAGAGTCTTTGATGCTTCGGCAGGTGAAATATTATATCCTACTGGTAATGCCCTACAAGGCGAGACTGCAACTCGACTATTGATTAGTACTGCACAAGCAAGTGGTACTGATATTCAAATGAATGTCGGAGCAAACTTCAACGTCAATGCAGTAGGTGATATTAACCTAGATGCAGGTGGAGCGAACATCAACTTCCTTGATGATTCGGTTGCACGTTTCAACTTTACATTAGGTACAACTAACGTATTAGACGTTACTGGTATCCTTGACCTTAATATTTCGAGTAACCTAGATGCAGATATTTCAGGTAACTCAGTACTTACGACTGGTGGATCCCAAACCCAAGAGGGTACAACCCTTAACCTAGACTTCTCTGGTGATATCACCTTAGATGCTGATGGTAACGACATTCTATTTAAGAATGGCGCAGGTGGTGATACAGTAACGCATACTCTTGCTGATAATGGATTGTATACAGTCCAAGCACCAAGTGGTTATGTAGTAAATGCCGTTGGTGATATTGTACTTGATGCCGATGGTGGGGACATTGTACTTAGAGACGATGGTGTTCAGTTTGGTAAGATGACAAACAGTCTCAAGAGATTACATATATACTCTGGTTCTACTCAAGCATTGCATTTTGATAGTAGTGCTAACGCAACCTTTACACAAGACTTAACTGTTAATGGCAACACAGATCTTGATGGTACTCTAAACGTAGATGGTGCAACTGATTTAAACGGTCATGTTGATTTAGGTAATGCTACCTCAGACAACATCTCTATTATTGGTAGAGTTGATACAAACATTGTACCAGATGCAGACGATACTTACGACTTTGGTACTTCAGCACTTCAGTGGAGACACGCATTCTTCGATGGAACAGTAACTACTGATAGTCTTGTCACAGACAGTGCAGACATTGCTAACTTTAATGTTGTTTCCAATACAATAAGCAATCCTAATGCAGTGACCCTAGATGGTGGTAATGCCATTCACCTAGACACTCATACTGGTTCTTTGACAATGAAGAAAGCAGGGACTACTCGTCTTGCATATACTCTTGCCGCGAACAACGTATTAAATGCAACTGGTAGTTTGACTACTAATGCTACTACCCTGATAAAGGACTCTGCTACTACTAGTCACACAACTGTAGCAGGTACTTCGATAGTACATACCGCAGGTACCACATTGACTAATACGTCTGGTGGCGCAATGCAACAAACGTCTGGTGGAAACTGGACTGCGACTGTAACAGGTAACGCATTGATCGATGCTTCGGGTGACATTACTCTGGATGCTGATGGTAACGACATATTCTTTAAGAATGGTGCAGGTGGAGACACTGTTACTCATACACTTGCCGACAATGCAAAGTACACTATTGCCGCACCTGATGACTACACCATTGATGCTGTAGGGGATATAGTACTTGATGCAGGTGGAGACAATATAACACTGAAGGATGCAGGTACTACTCGTATCGGTTATACCCTTGGTGCTACAAATACTATTGCGACTACTGGCAACTTAACAAACAATACGTCTGGTGCAGTAGTTGATTCTGCCGCATCATACACAGGTACATTCACTGGTGCATATGCTACTACCGCAGGTGGTAATCAAACTGCCACAGTGGGTGGTAACTATGTCCTAGATGCAAACGGTGACATAACCCTAGACGCGAACGGTAATGATATTATCCTTCGTGATGGTGCCTCTGACCGAATCAAACACACACTTGGTGCTACTAACACTACTGCCGTGACAGGTAACTATACTGTCGATGCGTCTGGAGACATTGTTCTCGATGCAGGTGGTAATGACTTAGACATTAAAGGTGCAGGTACTACTCGTTTCGCATATGGTCTTGGTGCTAGTAACACAATAGATGTTACAGGTAATCTCACACAAGCAGTTGGTGGAAACTTAACACAGACTATTACAGGTGCTTATTCAGATAGTGCTACTGGTGCTTATCATATTGGTGCTACTGGCGCAGTTGACATTGTTAGTACGTCAACTTTAGTAACTAGTTCTAAGGCACAGACCCACACATCTAACGGTGCATATAACGTCAATGTAACAGGTGCCGCTAAGATTGCCGCATCAACTACTATCACCTTAGATGCGGCAGGGGATATTATCCTTGACGCGGCAGGTGATGACGTAATCCTTAAAGATGCAGGGACAGAGTACGGAAGATTCAAACACGCAGGTGCCAATCAATTAGGTATCTACTCTAATGGTATCCTGACTGCAACACTGAATGACTCAGACATTGTATTCAACAACGATGTTAACATTGAGAATGATCTTGATGTAGACCGCGACTTGAATGTTGATCGTAACACTACCTTAAATGGTAATGTTGATCTGGGTAATGCTACTGGAGATACTATATCTTTCCTTGGTCGTGTTGATACAAACATTGTACCAAGCACAGACGGTACTCGTGACCTTGGTTCTTCCTCACTAGAGATGCGACACGGTTTCTTCGATGGCACTGTAACTACAGATGGACTCGTTGCAGATAGTGCAGACATTGGTAACTTCAACATTATTGCTAATGCAATCAGTAATTCAAATGCTGTAACATTGACAACTGGTGCTTTAACTGCGACTGTAACTGGTAACGCATTGATCGATGCTTCGGGTGACATCACCTTAGACGCAGACGGCAATGACATCATATTTAAGAATGGTGCAGGTGGTGATACAGTAACGCATACTCTTGCAGATGATGCAACATATAAGGTTATCGCCCCTTCTACTTACACATTAGATGTGAATGGAGATATTGTTCTTGATGCAAATGGCGGTGACGTATATCTCAAAGACAACGGCACACAGTTTGGTCGATTCCAGAACAGTAGCAACCAGTTAGATATATACTCTGGTGCTACACTTGCAGTAGCAATGGACGCAAGCAAAGTAGAGATTCATGGTCGCGCATTCTTCGTAGACAGTGGCGTGAATACTGTGGCACAGAACATAGCAGGTTCTATCAATGAGATACATACTCAGTTAGATTCGGCAGTAGGTGAGATCCTTGTTAACAAGGGAAACATTGCTACCAATGATACCGAACTTACAGATCATCTTTCAAGACTTGATTCTGATGCTACTTTCTTGCAGTCTAACCTTGGTAGGATTGATACCAACTCAGCAAACATAGCGACTAACGTAAGTAACATTACTGCTGTCAATACTTTGGTAGGAACTCTGAATACATTAGACTCTTCTGCCCCGGGCGGTTTCTTCAAAGGTATAAATAATGATAGTATCGTTAAAGCGTTAAATGAACTGGCAACTAGAACTGTCCTTATCTATGACGAAAGCGGTACTCTTCTAAACTAAGTAGGAAAGAGAATGTCGAATAATAAGACATTACCGTTAAAGTTAAAAGACAGTGATGGTAATCTCCAACAGATCAGTGCAACGGAGAAGAACTATGTTGCCTACCTTGCAGGACTACAGAACGCGCAAGCGGATAGTAGTGATGTAGGTCTTCTCACGCTTGCCTCTAGTGGAAACCGAGGAATCGGTTCCACCCTAGACACCTACTACCCAGAACCAGTAGGTACGCATCCTTACGACCAAGTTTCGGTAATCAGTAGCACAAAGAACCTGTTCCAGATTAATGGTACAGCAAGCGAAGCAGATAGTGACTTCCGTCTACCCATTGCTCATTTCGGGGCGCACGTTTACGAACAACCTGCCTCGAACTTCAATGCCTTTAGTGATGAGATCAATGCTCGTATTGTTCTATCGGACTATCCGGGATCTTTAAAGTTATCTCCAACTGCCCCTAGTTCTGACTATAGCATACTAGTACCTTCTGTCCTGTTAGATAAACGTGCCGACTCCGCAGGTAATGCGATTGTCATTAACGATTACTCTATCTGGCGTAGAGATACAATGACTGCACCTAGTGCTATCCTTGATAGTAAAGGTGGCATATCAAGTCTTGCAGGTATTAAGAGATCCAACGGAGACTCTGGTACATTCCAAGGTATACAGAAATTAACTGACAGGCAGATCCAAGTATCTGTTGGTCAACGCGCAAAGACTAGACGTGCTATCAGTGGCAACGTTGGTTCATACGAACTTCGTACTGCTTCGCAAGGTGCCCCTGCCACAGGTACTTGGGCATCTAAGGGTACTGCAACAAACACTATTCGACTGGTCAATGAAGTTGCGTACACAAGAACTAGTACTCGATCTCGCGGTTCGGCATATGCAAGAACTCGTGTAGGTAACTATACAAGAAATTCTACTCGTAACGATCCACAGAACTTTGCAGGTAATTATGGAACTACCTATGTAGGCAACTACACCCGAACATTTGCAGGTAACTACACTGGTGACTTCACTGGTGACTATACTCGTGGGTTCGTAGGTAACTATCAGCGTGGATTTACTGGTAATTATACTGGTGATTACACTGGTGACTATACTGGCGATTATTCTCGTAACTTCACACGCAACCGCGCATCTACATTTAACCGCACTAGGGCGAGTACTTACGCAGGTAATTATACAGGCAACTATGCCAGAAACTTTGCGCGTACTCGCGTCTCAAACTATATTCGTGGTCGTGTATCAACCTATCAACGTGGGTTCGCAGGAAACTATACTCGTATAATAGCAGACCAATACGCAGGTAACTTCGTAGGTAACTATGCTCGTACTGGTATTGTTTCTAGAATAAGTACCTATTCGCGAACTCGTATTCAAAATAGAGTATCAAACTATGCTCGTGCATTCATCGGTAATTATGTTGGTGGTGCTACTGCATATGGTACTCAAACCGCATATGGCAGAACTTCAACCAGAACAAGTTCCCTAACATTTACTGGTGAGTTTTCTAGACAGTACCTTCGAACTCGTGCGTCTAACTATTCTCGTAACTTTGGTGGTAACTTTGCTCGTAACTATTCTCGCGCATTCATAGGTGACTATACTCGTGACTTCGTAGGTGAATATAGTCGTGACTTCTCTCGTGCATTCCTTGGTAACTATACTCGTGACTTTACAGGCAACTACACTGGTAACTATGTAGGTGCTGATGGTGGCGGCACTGTTTATGGCACTAACACTGCATTTGGTCGAACTCGTATACAGAACAGAATAAGTACTTACATAGGCAACTATACACAGATTCGTACATCTACCTATACAGGTAACTATGCGAGAGGCACTTATTTTATAGGAAACTATGTTGGAACTGGTTGGCCAACAAGTGATGTAAATCGATATGTCGGTAACTACACTCAGGGATTTACTCGCATATATGTTGCGGATGCACAAAACTTCCAAGGTAACTACACAGGTGCGGAAACCTTTTATGGTGGGTACTCAGGTGACTTTACTGATTATAGGTATGGTGGTGTCTACACTGGTGTAGAAAGTACCGTAACATTCACTGGTGACTTTCAGAGAACTAGGGTGGCACAGGGGGCATTTCATAGGGCAGATAATGTCGGTGATGGAAATTATCTTAGAAATAGTGCCACTGGATACACTAGAACCAAAGCATCTACTATAATCTCAGTAAGGGAAAGAGCAAGTACGAATATTGGTTATGCCAGAGATGGTGCCGCGAAAGGCGGCAGTCCGATATACTATATTGGTGCAGGTTTCTATACAGGTAACTACACAGGCACCGCTAATTTTACTGGCAACTTCCTTAGATTGTTTGTGGGCAACTACGTCCGTACCTTCAATCGAGCATCGACTCGACAGTTCAGTAGTGTAACTATTGATACAAGGAACGTAACCTTTACTGGAAACTATCTTGGTAACTATAGTCGTGCCTATACTAGAACTCGTGTAACTGATCGAAACAGTGCATATGAGCGTACCAGAAACTCAGGTTACGCAAGAAACTACCAACGTACTCGTAACTCAAACTACCAACGTACCAGAAACTCAGGTTACTCAAGAAACTTTGAGCGTACTCGTGTATCTAACTATTCTCGTGACTTTGGTGGTAACTTCTCAAGGAACTTCAGTAGACAACGCATTAGTACTTACATAGGCAACTTCCTTGGTAACTATACTCGTGACTTCCTTGGTGACTATAGTAGAAACTATGCGAGAACATTCGTAGGTAATTACACTGGTAACTATCAGAGAACGTTTACTGGTGACTACACAAGAGACTATAACAGAACTTCTACGCGAACAAGTATCGTTAACAGAACCTCTGCATACAATAGAACTCGTGTATCTAACTATTCTCGTTCTTTCACTGGTGACTACACAAGAAACTTTGCAGGTAACTATGCAAGAAACTATTCGGCAGACTATACTAGAATAAGAGCATCATCTTTTGCTAGGACTAGAACTTCTAACTTTACTAGAAACCGTGGTTCGTCTTATGCAGGTGTATACACTGGCGTATACAGTGGTGTTTATACAGGCATATATAGTAGAGCATATAGTCGTACCCGAACAAGTAACTACACTAGAAACTCTACTAGAGATTCGACCAGAAACCGTGATTCGTCATATGCAAGAACTCGTGGTTCTCTTTTTACTAGGTCAAGAACAAGTGCGTATACTGGCGACTTCACTGGAGATTACACAAGAAACTTCGAGGGCAACTACTCACGGAACTTTGCAGGTAATTATGTTGGTAACTATGTCGGGCAGACTATCGGTAATAGTATATTCAACGTGGAGACTTATACTTTATATGTAAGAACTGCATAGTATAATTCTTATAAATAGAGATAAGTTAAATTGATAGAGAATTAATCTGTGGCAAAGTCGAACATACCGCTAAAGGCAGAAGGAACAAATGGTGATCTGAAGGAGTTAACTCCTACGGAAGAGCATTACCTCGCCTATCAAGCAGGATTGCAATTAGCGGCAGGTACCACAGGCGCAGGTACTCTACATAAGACTTCGGGTACCACTATCGGTACGTTCGTTGATACTTACTACAATGAGGCAGACGGCACACACCCTGCCTCTGCCATAACTTCTGGTAGTACATCTACTCCCCTAAAGCAAATACAAGGTACTGCTAACTACACTGGTGCGAACTATCGCAGACCAGTAGGGTATCTGAACAGTGGTGCCGAAGGTCTATATGAATTCCCCGACTCTGATATGTCTGTTCTTACGACTAGACTTAATGCTCGTATTGCTCTATCAGATTATCCCGGAACATATAAACTAGGAACCTCTGCTCCGTCAAGTGACTATAGTGCCTTACTGTCAAACGTATACACCGATACATTAGGTAACGGAACAAGCACAGTATACAACATCTACAAACGAAATACAATGTCTGCCCCCTCAACTATCAGACCTATGGGTTTGGTTGGTTCTGATTCGGCAGGGTCGTTTAGTGGTATTCGTGAACTAAATGATAACGAGATCAAGCATACGTTTGGTCAACACGCCAAGACAGAACGTGCAGTAGTAGGTAACATTGGTTCTTATCAGTTGAGATCTGCTACCCAAGGTGTTCCTTCTGCTTCTGGTACATGGGCGGCAAAGGGTACTGCTACTAATACAAAGAGAACAACTTCGGAAGTTGCGTACACAAGAACTCGCGCATCCGCATATACTCGTACTCGTGGTTCTGCTTATGCAAGAACTCGTACTTCGGCATACACAAGAAATTCCCTTCAGACCTTTACTGGTACTTACGCAGGTGACTTTGTAGGTAACTACACTCGTGCCTTTGCAGGTAACTATGCAAGAAACTTTGCAGGAAACTACGTTGGAGACTTCATTGGTAACTATCAACGTACTCGTGTGTCTCAGTACACAACTAATTTCACAGACGTATTTACTAGAAACTTCGTAGGCAACTATCAGCGTATTCGAGTATCAAACTATACTCGTGACCGTATTACTGTATTTACTGGTAACTTCATAGGAAACTATGTTCGTACTCGTATCTCTGCATATGCTAGAACAAGTACTCGAACAAGAAATAGTAACTACATTAGAACTCGAACCTCTGCATACACGACTGTCTTTGCAGGTAACTATGTTGGAGACTTTGTAGGCAACTACTCACGAACTCGTGTGTCTGGTTACTCTGGTGCTTACACTAGAATAAGAAACTCTGCCTATATTAGAACTCGTACTTCAACATATACTCGTGATCGTGTTACAAACTTTACTGGTGATTTCATTGGTAATTATTCTCGTAACCGTGTGTCTGCATATACTAGAACCTCAACGCGAACTCGTACTTCGGCATATGCTCGTACCAGAATCTCAACGTATACTCGCGATAGTTTGCAAACGTTTACTGGTAACTTCTTAGGCAACTACTCTCGAACTCGAATATCTACCTATAATAGAACTCGTGCATCTAACTATGCAGGTAACTATACTGGTAACTATTCTCGTATTCGTATCTCTGCTTACACTCGTGATCGTGTTACAAACTTCAGTGGTGACTTCGTAGGTAACTATGCACGAACTCGTAGTTCAGCATATATCCGTGATAGACTAGTAACCTTTACTGGTGACTATGTTGGTAACTATAGCAGAACATTCGTAGGTAACTATGCCCGAACGTTTGTTGGTAACTATGCTCGTGCCTTTGCAGGTAACTACATTGGTAACTATGCGAGGATCTCAACAAGAACTCGATCATCTACCTATAATAGAACATCAACAAGAGATTCTTTAGTAACATATACTCGCGATAATGTTGTTGGTTATACAGGTAACTTCGGTGGTAACTATTCCAGAACTTATACTGGTAACTATAGCAGAACATTTGCAGGGGATTATGTTGGTAATTACTCTCGTGCGTTCGCAGGAAATTACATTGGTAATTACTCTCGTGCGTTCGCAGGTAACTATGTTGGTAACTTTGTCGGTAACTATGCTCGTGGGTTTGCAGGAAATTACATAGGTAACTATGCACGAACTTTCGTAGGTGACTATATTGGTAACTTCACTGGCAACTATGCTCGTGGGTTTGCAGGTGACTATGTTGGTAACTATGCTCGTGGATTCGTAGGCAACTATGGTCGTACCAGATACTCTGCATACATTCGAAACAGTACTAGAATCTCTACTCGTATTCTTAACTATACCAGAATATCGACTATTACCTCTACTCGCATTCTAGACTATCAGCGTACATCCACAAGAACTAGCACACCTACCGAAACGTACACACGAATTGGTTACTATGCAGGTGACTTCATTGGTAACTATACGCGTATCAGTATAAACACTGGTACCTATATTCGTATCAGAACTGCGACAGGAACGTACACAAGAGATCGTACTGCTACAGGAACATACATTAGAATTCGTATTCCTACTAGCACAAACACTGGAACGTACACACGAAACCGTATTGCCTCATACATTGGCAACTATGGTAGACTCCGAATTGCTATCAGTACAAACACTGGTACATATATTAGAACTCGTATTGCCTCATACATTGGTAACTACGGAAGACTTCGTATTGCAATCAGTACAAACACTGGTACTTATATCCGTATCCGTACTGCCGCGTACCTTGGTAACTATACTCGTACATTATACTACGCAGGTGACTTCGCAGGTAACTACACTCGTACTCTATACTATACTGGTAACTATACTCGTACCTTATACTATATCGGTAACTACGCAGGTGACTATACTCGTACACTGTATTACGCAGGTAACTATACTCGTACCTTATACTATACTGGTAACTACACTGGTAACTATCAGCGTGCATTATACTACGCAGGTAACTATACTCGTACATTGTATTACGTTGGTAACTATGGACGAACTCGCATCGCGACTGGTACATACATTAGAATTCGTATTGCGACTGGTACATACATTCGTATCTCGACCAGAAACCGTCTTTCGCAACCGGCATACACAAGAACATCGACTCGTACTTCTACTCGCGATGTTGCATATACGCGCATTAACTCTAAAACTGGTAACACTGTATACTTCGTTGGTAGTGGTTACTACGCAGGTAACTTCACTGGTAACTACACAAGAAACCTATACTACGCAGGTAACTACACTGGTAACTATCAGCGTAATTTATACTACACTGGTAACTATCAGCGTAATTTATACTACGCAGGTAACTATTCTCGTGACCGTATTGCCACTGGTACATACATTAGAATTCGTATTGCGACTGGTACATACACTAGACTGCGTATTGCTATTAGCACCGCTACTGGTACTTACATTAGAACTCGTATTGCTACTGGCACATACATTCGTATACGACTAACCAACCGTATTGCTACTGGTACTTACATTAGAATTCGTACTGCGACTGGCACATACATTCGTACCTCTACAAGAACTAGTACTCCTACAGGAACTTATACTAGAAACCGTATTGGTTCGTACACTGGTAACTATCAGCGTACATTGTATTATACTGGTAACTATACTGGAGATTACTCTAGAAACCGTATTGGTTCATATGCAGGTAACTATCAGCGTACTCTATACTACACAGGCAACTATACTGGAGATTACTCTCGTAACCGTATTGCCGCATACCTTGGTAACTATCAGCGTACTCTGTATTATATCGGAAACTATACTGGTAATTACACTAGAACATTGTACTATATCGGAAACTATACCCGAACTCTATATTACACTGGTAACTATCAGCGTACCTTATATTATACTGGTGACTACACTAGAAACTCTACTCGTACTTCTACTCGTATTCTTGGGTACACTAGAATCGGTTCATACGCAGGTGACTTCGTAGGTAACTATACGCGTATTGGTTTCTATGCAGGTAACTATACTGGTGACTATGTTCGAACAGGATACTATACTGGTGACTTTATAGGTAACTATGCTCGTGCGTTTGTTGGTAACTATTCACGAACTCGTATCTCTGCATACGCAAGAACATCCACACGGAATCGTATCTCGACTTACATTAGGATTCGTGTTACTAACTATACTCGTAACCGTATCTCGACTTATACTCGCGACTCAACTCGTAACCGTATCTCTACATACAATAGAACTCGTGCTACTGACTATACTCGCAGTCGTATCTCCGCATATGCAAGAACCAGTACGCGTAGTCGTATCTCTGCATACGCTAGGACTAGTACTCGTGCAAGAGCATCTACCTACACTAGAGGTAGAGTAAGTGCATACACAAGAACATCCACACGAGATAGTCTTGTAGTTTCTACTTCGGGTGGGGGTGCAAGATACTCAGATCAATCTAACTTGTTGTGGCAGAACAACTTTGCTGAGTGGACTACTGGTACTGGTTCTGCAACTAACTATCCTCAGAACGGTGATGGTAACTCTCGTATTGTTGATGCATCCCCGAAAGGTCAAGATGTCGTTTGGGACGTATCAAATCAAGATGCAGGTTCGGATGCAGATGGTGGTTGGAATGGTGATTTCTTTGCTATTGACAAAACTAAGAAGTATCGTTTCTCCGTTTGGATGAGACGTAAGACTTTCGGTAGCGGTACCGCTTATTTTGGTTTCAATACTAATGGTAGTGGTGTCGATAGAAAGAACGTAACTGGTGCTTATGGCCCTCCAACCAACCCATACTTCTGGTACGGTGAGCATTTCTCAGGTGATAATGTTGGAGAATGGTTCTTATTTGTAGGTCACGTTTGGCCAAACGGAACTACTGTCGAATCTGGTGGTATGGATGCTGAATCTGGTATCTACAATATGAGTGGTGAAAAGGTAGCAAACACAAACCTAGACTACATTTTTAAAAGTGATAACAGTACCGCAAGACATCGTGCATACTTGTACTACTCAACAGATACGAGTACCAATCAACAATTTTGGGAACCTCGTGTAGATGACACGACTCACGCGTCTATTCCAACTGTTGCTGATATGATTGCACAGTCTGGTTCATACACGCGTACATTCGCAGGTAACTTCGTAGGTAACTATGCTCGTGGGTTTGCAGGTAACTTTACTGGCGAATATTTAAGAACCTCGACTCGCACTCGTAACAGTTCTTATATCCGTAACCGCATATCAACCTACACTAGAAACCGTGTGTCTGCATATGCTCGTACTCGTATCACAGATTATGTTGCAAACTATGTCGGTAACTATTCTCGTACCTTTATAGGTAACTACTCAAGGAATAGAATACAGGTATTCGCAGGTAACTTTGTTGGTAACTACTCTCGCGCATTTGCAGGTAATTACTCAAGGATCTCTACGCGAACTCGTGTAAGTAACTTCGTAGGTAACTATGCTCGTGCGTTTATTGGTAACTATAGCAGAACTCGTGTAACTGATTATGTCGGAAACTTCGTAGGCAACTATGGTCGTGGATTCGTAGGCAATTATGCAAGGGACTTTGCAGGTAACTATGTCGGAAACTACTCACGAACGTTTGTGGGAGAGTACACGCGTAACAGTATTCAAGTCTTTGCAGGTAACTTCGTAGGCAACTATGCAAGAAACTTTGTGGGTAACTATTCTCGTTCATTCCAAGGTAACTACACAGGAACATACAGTAGGGACTTTGCAGGAGAATACACAAGAACTCGTGTTACTGATTCTGTTGGCGAATACACAGGAAACTTTACTCGTGACTTCACTGGTGACTATACTCGTAATTTCGCAGGAAATTACATTGGAAACTACAGTCGCGCATTTGTCGGAGAATATACTCGTGATAGCATAGCAACCTTTGCAGGTAACTTTGTTGGTAACTATGCTCGTGGGTTCGCAGGAGAGTATGCAAGAACTCGTGTAAGTAACTACACTGGAGACTTCATTGGTAACTTCACTAGAAACTTCGTTGGAGAATATAGCAGAAACTCAGTAAGAACTTCAACACGAACTCGTGCATCTACTTTCACTCGTAGTCGTATCTCTGCGTATGCAAGAACATCCACAAGAGTTAGTACAGATGATTACGTTGGAGATTTCACAGGAAACTTTACTCGCGACTTCGCAGGTAACTATTCTAGGGCGTTTACAGGTAATTATAGTAGGAACTTCGCAGGTAACTATGTTGGTACTACAGTTGGTTCAGGAACAGAAGTAATAGAGACGTATACATTGTATGTAAGGGTCGCATAAAAGACTTGACATAAGATGATGATATATAGTATAATGGTAATTGAATTTTAATCGGAGATGAAGTAAGATGAGTTATAAAAGATGGATGGATAATGCATTCTGGGAAGATGATACTAAAGAGAAGTTGAATTGTATCCTAGAGATAATGGATGACGTGGAACGCGAGACACGACAAGTAATGTTGTTGCAACGCACTAACAAAGACGGAACGCCAAACGAACTGTTCAATGAAGTTATTGATGATCTAGGTGTAGAGTCAGTTGATCGAAACACCGAAGACCGTAAGGTACGCAAGGCGGCAGAGAAGGAAGAAGGTCAACAAAGAGATGTTGAGTTTGCTCGTGCGCGGAAGTTGGAAGAACTGTTTAACTACAAGTTGGAGATCTTTGAGACCGAAGAGATTAAGAACTCTAAGAATCGTAAACTCAAAGGTAAGTTGAGACGCGCCAAGTCTAAGATTGAAGTAAACTTATATGCAATGATGTTGTTGCAAGAGGTTCTTGAACCAACGGAAGTAGTTGCTGATGAGTGATAAGACTGAAGGATATGTACTGGTTGCATCCAATAAGATTAACTTCTATAGGTATGCAATCAATCTAGCAGAGTCCATCTTAGACTTCTATCCTGATGCCAAGATTACTTTGTTCTGCGAAGAGTGGATGTTCGAAGAACTTCATCGTGATCTCTTTGATAATGTTGAATGGTGTACTGGACACTACCGTGCCAAGTTAGAAGGTATGGCAAGATCTCCTTATGACCTAACCATGTACCTTGATGTTGATATGGAAGTAGAACACGAAGACATTAGTACTTGTTTCCAAATCTTGAGAGATAGCGAACACGATATGTTGTTCTCTGCATTGACCGATGATAGATCATATGTCTATGCTGAACGAGACTTTGACACCCCCGAAGGTAAGGCAAAGTTTACTCTATGTGGTGGTATATGTTTGTATGATATGACAGTACCTATCATCAAAGAGTTTGTTGCAGAATGGGAAGACTTGACCAAGAGACAAATGGATAAGGAATGGTGGCCAGAAGGTTACATCGATTCCCTGAAGTCTTGGGATCAGTTCTCTCTATGGTGGTTGACAGAGAAGGAAGATAAGTACAAAGATTTAAACTATGGCATCATCTATGATGATCTGCGATGGAACTATTACAACGCTTTTAATTGGCATAAGACCAAACCAGAGTCAGGGCCAGTTATTGTACGGCACTACTCGTGCGGATTAGATAAGGACGGACACATATTATGAGTTATATGCAAGACATACCAATTAAAAACAGAGAACTGTTGCAGAGATTAGACGCATACAGAGACTTTCTCTTGGATGATAAAGAACAGTTCCAGAAGGACTTCCATCTTGCGTGTTCACAAGAGGCAAGTCAACGTCACTTCTGGGCAGGTAAAGATCATCTAGAAGAGATCCAAGCACAGGGAAGCAGACACGAAGGTTTCCCCGATAAGATGTATGGATATGAGATGAGTATTGGTCGCAAAGGACATGAGTTCTTTGAGGGAGACACCCATCCATCTATACGAACTAAACGAACGGCAGACATTGCCTTTATGAACAAAGATATTATGCAATGGTTGGGCACTCGTTGTAATGCTCTTACTGCGTGGTATCCTCCCGGTGGTTTCATCTCTTGGCACAACAATGCTAACGCGGCCGCATACAATCTAATATTCTCATGGTCTGAAACTGGAGACGGACAATTTGAGTATGTAGATCCTGTATCGAAAGAAGTTGTCGTTATGAAGGACAAGCAGGGTTGGAACTGTAAGGCGGCATACTTTGGTCACTATGGTGAACCAGAGAACCTATTCTATCATGCGGCAAAGACCGACTGTTGGAGATGCACAGTATCATTCACATTTGATATCTCACAAGCATCTGTAGACTACAGAGACGATTTAATAGAAGAAATCACCTCAGAAATCTAAGTTTGTTGGAACTCCAGTTTCCAAAACATATAAATAAAACCATACACATATAATAAGGTTTGAGAGACTGGAATGGCAGATTACGAAGATTTTACTATCGATCAAGGTGCGGATGTAGCAATTGAACTACACCTGCAAGAACAGGATGGTTCTGTTAAGAACCTCACTGGTCACACACTTGCGGCAAAGATGAAGCGGAGTTATAACTCTGTGGACTCTGATGAAATAGTATCCTTTACAGCAACTATCGCAGATCCCGCTTCTGATGGGATAGGCATCTTGGCACTCACAAATACCCAATCTGGATTACTGAACGCCAGACTTAGATATGTCTATGACGTAGAACTGTCCTTTATAGACAGCGGATCTAACACAATCATCGAACGAATACTGGAAGGAAAGATTAAAGTCAATCCTTCGGTAACAAGGTAACTACTATGGCAACTACTGTATCCCTTCGGGGCAAGACTAAAGTAAAGAGAGTCGTAGTAGGGAAACCTGTTAGACGTGTTATTGAAGCGGCAGGTAACAGCATCAATGCGATAACTGGTGTTAACACAGATGGTGCAGTAAATGGATCAGTATTAGTTTATAATGCATCAACTACAGCATGGGAAGCAACGACAACTTTAGATCAACAAGAACTTAACGGAGGCCAATACTAATGGCATCATTACTAAGAATTAAAAGAAGTGCGACTTCGGGAAATCCGTCTGCACTTGGTCAAGGTGAATTAGCATATTCATACTTGGCAGACAACGGAAGCAATGGTGGTGATAGACTATACATTGGTACTGGCAGTGAAATCGCAGGTAATGCGGTCAATCACGAAATCATTGGTGGTAAGTATTTCACAGCGAAACTGGATCATGCATTAGGTACACTGACCCCGAACAGTGCTATCCTAGTAGACGCAAACAGTAAGATTGATGTACTTAACGTTGATAACCTAACTCTCAACGGCAACACGATTAGCACTACCGATACAAACGGTAACCTAATAGTATCTCCTCATGGGTCAGGTGTTGTATCTGTAGCAGGGAGCAAGATCTCTCATCTACTTACACCAACCGCAGATTCCGATGCAACAACCAAAGCATATGTTGATAGTAAGTTTGCCTCAGTTGATGTCGTATTCTCTCTAGCAGGTGATGGTGGTACAGACACATTCAACGCAGGTACAGGAACATTAACGTTCGATGGTGGAACTGGTCTTACTAGTGCCGTCACAGACGATCAAGTATCTTATGCACTAGACAATACTGCCGTAACCGCAGGGTCATATGGATCAGCAAGTGCTATTCCTACCTTCACAGTAGACGCACAAGGTCGATTGACTGCCGCAGGTACCGCAAGTATCTCTACTGAGTTGACTGTTAACGGTGCCCCAATCTCATTAGCAGACTCCGCATTATCCTTTGCCGCATCTGGTAATGGTATTGCGATGGGTTTCAACCATGCTACTAACACAGTAACATACACAACCTCCGATGCTACTACATCTGGCAAGGGTGTTGCACAGTTCCTAGATTCTGACTTTGCAGTCGCTTCTGGTATTGTTAGTCTCAAGGGTAATGTATTATCTCATGTAACCACTGATACTGGTGCCATGACTCTACCTAACCATAGTATCTCTATACTTGGTGGTGAGGGCATGAATGTCACTCACGCAGATCAAAGTATTGCGATCACTGGTGAAGACGCTACTACAACCAACAAAGGTATTGCATCTTTTGCTTCGGCAGACTTTGATGTATCCTCTGGTGCAGTTAGTCTTAAAGCAGGTTCGGTTGCTAACGGTGACCTCGCGAATGACGGTATTACTATTGGTGATACTGATACTTCTCTGGGTGGAACAGTTACAGATCTTACTGGTCTGACTGGCGCAACTATTGACACTATCCGTATTAACGGAAACACCATTAGCACAAACGGTTCTACTAATGAGTTGATCTTAGATCCATTAGGTGGTGACAGTGTTACTGGTAAGGTTGTCATTCTTGGTGACCTCCAAGTCAACGGTACACAAACTATAATTAACTCAGTCAATATGTCGGTTAACGATAAGACATTGACTTTGGCAGACAGTGCCGCAGACGCAGCCGCGGCAAACGGTGCAGGTATCGTAATCGCAGGGGCAAGTGCTAACCTAGTATATGCCGCATCTGGTGATAAGTGGACTGCCAACAAAACGTTTGATGCACCTGAGATCATGCGCGGTGGTGTTGCACTAGACGAGTATATTGAAGACATCATGGGTGCATCTATTGCAGTCGGTGAAGGTCTTGACTTTGCTTACAATGACACCGCAGGTACACATACATTCACTGCGGAGATAGCAACAATTACAAACAAAGGTGTTGCGTCATATGATAGTGACGTATTTACTGTAACATCTGGTGCGGTAACTGTAACCTCACTTGATGGCGGTACATACTAAGAAACAATAATCCCCCTTATATAAGGGGGTTAATATAAAGGTGACATATGTCTACGACTTTACTTAAAGTCAAAAGAAGTGCGGTAAAGGGCAAGACTCCTGCCGTTGGTAATGTTGAACTTGGCGAGATCGCAATCAACACCAATGATGGAAGACTGTTCTTTAAGAGAACTGACTCCGCAGGAAACAACTCGATTAAGACACTCACAGAGATTGTTGGTGGTACTGGTATTACTAATACCGCAGGTACTCTATCAATAACTAACTCTGGTGTGACTGCCGCAACCTATGGATCTTCCACACAAGTTCCTGTATTCTCCGTTAATGCACAGGGTCAGATCGACTCTGCTACTTATCGTACAGTTGCAGGTGTGAGTGGTGTCACCTTTGATTCGTCCGAAGCAACAATAAATGTATCTACCGCAGACGGTGGATCTTTCAATGCTCGTATTGGACTAACGTCATTCTCTACCTCAGATCTATCCGAAGGTACTAATCTATACTATACTACTGCTCGTGCAGACTCAGATGCAAAGAATGCGATTGGTGTCTCTGGTGCAGGACTTTCATACAATGCATCTAATGGCACGATAACAATTGCTGAGACTACCTATGGTGGTTTCGACTCAGACTTCACAGAGAAGTCAACCTCAGATCTATCCGAAGGAACCAACCTTTACCATACCACTGCAAGAGCAAGGGCGGCAATTAGCGTCACTGATGCCGCAGGGGATGGTACTCTTGCATATAACGCAAGTACTGGTGTAATTACATACAACGGTATTACAGACGCACAGGTTCGTGGTAAGTTATCTGGTGGAACTGGTATCACATATAATAGTGGTACAGGTGCTATAACTACGACTGATGGGGATATCGTTCACGATAACCTAAGTGGATTCGTAGCAAACGAACACATTGATCACACTAGTGTATCAGTAACCGCAGGTACAGGTTTGACAGGTGGTGGTACTATTGCCGCGACTCGAACTCTGAATGTAATCGGTGGCAAGGGTATCATTGCAAACGCAAACGATATCCAAGTTGACTCTGGTAACATTAAGGGAATGTTCTCTGGTGGTACTGGTGTTACATACAGTAACGGTGCAATCAGTATTGGTCAGGCAGTCGCAACTACAGATGACGTAGTATTCAATGACTTGGTTGTATCTGGTAACTTAACAATCACTGGTTCACTGACAGACATTGCAACTACTAATCTGACAGTAACCGATAAGAACATTGTCATTGCAGACAGTGCTACTACTAGTGCATTGACAGACGGAGCAGGTATAACATTCGGTGCTTGGAGTTCGGGTACTAAACCTCTACTCAAGTGGGATCACGGTAATACTCGTTTTGATTTTAACAAACCATTAGCGGCATCTAGTTTTGTAGGTAACATTACAGGTAACGTAACTGGTACAGTATCAGATATATCTAACCACACTACTGCTGATCTAAGCGAGAACACTAACCTCTACCACACTACTGCAAGAGCAAGAGGTGCCATAAGCGGCACAACATCTGGCACTGGGTTTGGTGGACTATCGTATAATAGTACTAGTGGTGCAATGACCTATGCAAAGGTCACAACTGCCAATATACGAAATCAGATTAATGTGGCAGGTGACCTCGCATATGATAGTGCGTCTGGTCAGTTGTCATTCAGTGAGACATACTCAAGTGCCGCAGAACTACTGACCGCACTAAAGACAGTTGATACAAACTCAAGTGGACTGAACGCAGATACACTTGATGGAGAACAGGGATCACATTACAGAATTAATGTCTACAATTCCAGTGGATCATTATTAAACTAAGGTAAAGAACATGGCATCACCAGACACTAGAGACGAACTAATCGACTACTGCTTTCGATCATTGGGTGCGCCCGTACTCGAAATCAACGTGGCAGACGAACAAGTCGAAGATCGCGTAGACGAAGCATTACAGTGGTTCCGTGAAATGCATCCTGATGGAAAGAGACGATTCTACATTAAGCACCAGATCACACAGGCAAACCTTGACAACAAATACATCGACCTAACCGAAGATGTGATATCTGTTATCCGTATGTTCCGTGTTAACAGTGCCCACGCGTCTACTAACTTCTTTGACATCAAATATCAAATGCGAGTGAATGATATACATATGTTAGGATCTGCTACCGCAGACCTTGGTTACTACGAACAAATGGAACAACATCTATCATTACTTGATATGAAACTAAGTGGGGAACCACAGATCACCTTTGATAGACAAGCAGACCGCGTACATATTCATCACGATATGTCAGAGTTCCTTCTTGGTAACTATGTGATACTAGAAGTCTATGGTGATCGAGATCCCGGAGTTGCCGCGAACTCTCCCTTGAATTCTTTATGGAATCATAAGTTTCTCAAAGCATACACTATTGCATTGATCAAGAGACAGTGGGGACAGAATATGTCTAAGTTCGAAGGTATGCAACTTCCCGGTGGTGTTGTTATCAACGGCAGACAGATATACGATGATGCCTCGGCAGAGATCGAACAATTAATGGTCAAGTTTAGAGAAGAAGAAGACGTTGGCCCAATGTTCTTCATAGGATAAATTAATGGCAACTAACCCTTGGATATCATCTGGTGGATATCGTCCTGAACAGAACTTATACGAAGATCTCATAATTGAGTCTTTAAAGTTCTATGGTCAGGATGTCTATTATTTACCTCGTGAACTAGTCAATGTAGATAAAGTCTTCATGGACGATGTGCCGTCACACTTTAGTGATGCGTATAAGATAGAGATGTATGTTGAGAACGTTGATGGGTTTGGGGGTGAGGGAGATCTCTTCTCTAAGTTCGGTGTTGAACTTCGTGACCAAGCAACCTTCGTTACTGCTCGTAGACGTTGGAAGTCTCTGATCGGTGACAAACTAGATTCATATAACTTCCGTCCTAGAGAGGGTGATGTAATATACATTCCATTCTCTAAGTCTATGTTCGAGATCTTTAAGGTCGAGACAGAAACTCCGTTCTATCAATTGAACCAGTTACCTACCTTCCGACTACAATGTGAGTTGTTCGAATACAATGACGAAGACTTTGATGTTGGTATCGATGAGATCGATGACATTGAACTAGAAGGTGCCTATCAGTACAAACTGAATATGGCAAGTGCTGTGAATGCTAATGCCACTGCCTCATCATTAATAGATGATAACGGTAGAGTATATGGATTAACTCTGGAAAATCGTGGTATTGGTTATAACACTGCTCCTACTGTTACAATAGCATCTCCACCGGGAAACAACAAGAAGTTTGGTACAGGTTCTTTGGACGTAACCAAAGGTCGTGGTGTTGAAGCATCATACACACAGACCCACGTCAATGGTAGTGTTGAAGCATGGGTGTATGTAAGTACATTACCCTCGGCAGGAAATCAAGCAATCTTCTTTGAGACTGGTGGTAGTGGTCAAGATGACAAGACATACTTCTGGGGTGTTGGTAGCACAGGACAGTTAGTATACTCTCGCGGCAATAATAACGGTGGTGGTATTGATACACTCACCAATAATGATATCTTGTTTCAAGCAGGAACGTGGCACCATATTCTTATTGGAGCATCTGGCACAAACAACCTAGTAATCTACTTTGACTTTGTTAAGAAGTACGATGCCAATGTCGCAGGTGTTACTTGGAATTGGGTATCTGCTAATGGATTCTCGGTGGGTGCCGATGCCGCACGAACAGTCGATGGTGTTGATTGGCAAGCACTACAAGGTTTCGTTGATGAGTATCGAGTAAGAGTTGGTACCAAGGCACAGATCATCGAAACACGATATGACTCCGCAGGTACTACTAATCTGGCAACTCAGACTGCCGCATGGACATCTGATAGTGCAACTGCATACCTCAATAACTTCGATCCTATCGGTGCTACTGGATCCTCTGTTTTAGATTCGTCTGGTACGGTCAACTCTATACTACAGATCGAGCAAGGTTTATATTATGATGTTGCCCCTGTCGTAACTATTGCTTCTCCATACACTGGTGGACAATACAAACGTGGTGAAATAGTAACTCAGACCAATAGTTCTTATACGATCAAGGGAGAAGTTGTTGCTTGGTCAGATAGTGATAATACCCTATACCTTGCACACGTTGGTGCGACAGACGGCAAATTACACACCTTCTCGCAGACCCAACAAGTGATTGGTGCGAGTGCGGCATACGCACCGACTTTGGTATCTGAACTGATGGAAATCAACGTTTCTCCTACATTAGGTGGAACTACACAGAATAATTTCTTTGATGACTTTGAATCAGACTTCTTAGACTTCTCTGAAGGTAACCCATTCGGAGACATGGAATAATGTTTGGAACACACTTCTATCACAAAAGAGTCAGGACTGCCGTATCGGTATTCGGTTCTTTGTTCAATAACATATATGTTTTGAGAACAAATAAAGACGGAGAAGTTATCTCCCAAGTTAAGTGTCCTCTGTCATATGCACCCAAGAGATCTTTCATACAAAGACTCGAAGAGATGAGATCTGGCGAAGAGTCAGAACGTAGGGTCGCAATGAAGTTACCTCGTATGTCATTTGAGATTACCTCTATGTCATATGATGCCCAAAGACAATTACCTAAGACTAATAATTTCTCTACCGCAGTAGCAGGTAGTGCCACACAACGCGCTCAGTTCTTTACCTCCGTACCATATGATATGACATTCGATGTCAACATCTATGCTAAGAGTCAGGATGATGCATTGCAAATGGTTGAGCAGATCTTACCTTACTTTAACCCACAGTACACAGTGACGGTTAAACCATTCTCTGCCGACTACCCAGAGATCAAAGAAGATATCCCTGTAACGTTACAGTCAGTATCTTTCTCGGATGACTTCGAAGGATCGGTAGGTGACCGTAGAACAATCATCTACACACTTGCGTTTGGTATGAAGATATCCTTCATGGGGCCACAGACCAATAAGAGCATTATTCGTGAAGTTAACAATAACCTATATAATATAGGAGCAGACAGTGATGTCTTCCTTACGCGCTTGCAGACTACGCCCACACCTAATGGGATATCTGTTGATAGCGACTATGGGTTTAATTTAACATACCTTGACAGTGCTAGTTGATGACCGTTAAAAACTATGCACGTTACATAAGATACAAGTATGGTTATAGACTCGCCACGAAAGGTACATTGGTAAATATATTAGTATGACAGAAGAAGAAAAGATTGCACAAGACTATGAACAGTCCAGAGATACTTACTACGACCTTATAGAGAAGGGACGTGAGTCTTTGGAGTTGATGATCGAGGTCGCTCGTGAGAGTGAGCATCCTCGTGCCTTTGAGGTTCTGTCTGGTATGATCAAAAACATCTCTGAAGTTAACGACAAGTTAATGGATCTAAATAAGAAGCACAAAGAGATTAACAAGGCAGACGTACCTGCTCTTGTTAGAGAAACAACTAACAACAACGTGTTTCTGGGTTCCACGACTGAACTGCAAAGATTTCTACAGAATGAGAAACAAGTGATTCCGCATGACGATCCAGTATAAAGACTCCTACGGTGGCAACCCTCAAGTTAAACGAGATGGTGTCGATGAGGAGTGGAACAAACATAAGTTAAGAGAATATCAAAAATGCATGGTCGATCCTGTATACTTTTGCAAGAACTATGTGAAGGTGATACACCTTGATCGCGGTCTGGTTGATTTCGATCTATACCCATATCAAGAAACTATGTTCAAACATTTTCACGAATCTAGGTTCTCTATTGTCCTTGCTTGTCGGCAGTCTGGTAAGTCTATTAGTTCTGTGGGTTATCTACTATGGTACGCAATCTTCCACCCAGAAAAAACAATTGCAATCCTCGCAAACAAAGGTGCCACTTCGAGAGAGATGCTTGGGCGTGTTACGCTCATGTTGGAAAACCTTCCGTTCTTTCTTCAACCGGGATGCAAAGCACTTAACAAAGGTTCGATTGAGTTTAGTAACAACTCTAGAGTTATTGCCGCGTCTACTTCTGGTTCCTCTATTCGTGGTATGTCTGTCAATCTACTATTTCTTGATGAGTTTGCGTTCGTTGAAAAGGCCGCTGAGTTCTATACTTCGACGTATCCTGTTATCTCTTCGGGCACTGATACAAAAGTAATCATCTGCTCTACTGCTAATGGTGTGGGTAATCAGTTCGAGAAGATCTGGACAGGTGCCGTACAAGGTGTCAATGAATACAAACCATTCCGTGTGGACTGGTGGGATGTTCCCGGACGTGACGAAGCATGGAAGAAGCAAACTATTGCTAACACATCTTCATTGCAGTTCGATCAAGAATTTGGTAATACTTTCTTTGGTATGGGTGATACCCTGATCAATGCAGAAACATTGATGGGATTACGCGGTCAGGCACCTCATCTTGTTTTAGAATCGGGTGACTGTTTAATCTATAGCGAACCACAACCCGAACATGAATATATTATGACGGTAGATGTGAGTAAGGGAAGAGGGCAGGATTATTCGACGTTCAACGTCATAGATATTTCCGAAAGACCGTTCAAACAAGTTGCGGTCTATAGAAACAATAGTATCTCTCCATTGCTCTTTCCTAATATTATATATAAGTATGCGAATCTCTACAATGAGGCATGGGTAGTAGTTGAGGCAAATGATCAAGGTGGTGTGGTCTGTAATGGATTATACTACGAACTAGAGTATGAAAACCTTCATGTATCCAGTGCAACTAAGGCAGACGCACTAGGCATTGAGATGACTCGCAAGGTTAAGAGATTGGGTTGTTCTGCTATCAAGGATATCATCGAAGAGCAGAAACTACAAGTCTATGATGAGAACACCATACTAGAGATCTCTACCTTCGTAGGTAAAGGTACGTCATACGAAGCATCTGATAACAACCATGATGACTTGATGATGACCCTAGTGATGTTTGGATACTTTGTGTCCACTCAGTTCTTTGCAGACATGACAGACATCAACCTTAAACAAATGATGTTCGAAGAGAGAACCCAAGCAATCAGTGATGACGTGGTTCCCTTCGGATTTATAGATGACGGATCTTCCTATATAGAAGAGACAGATAATACTTGGCAAGGTGGATGGCACGATATAGGTGATACCACAGGTGACCGCGATTGGTAATTAAAGGAATATTATGAAGGTACTAATAACAGGAAGTAGTGGACTTGCAATACTTATAGCAGTATTCGGGTCGTTAGTTGTTAATGCTGATGACGTGCATGAATGTAAAAACGATTATGATTTAGCACTTTCTGTTATGCAACAACGACAAAAAGATAACAACCTTATAGAAGCCATGCAGTTATTTACCGACAAGAAACTCGTTATGTCTGCATATTCTCAACCTCAACAAAAAACTATTCGTCTAAGAATAGAATCAACTAAGAACTTTGCCAACCACTCAGCACAAAAGTGTTTTAAATGGAGTATATTATGAGAAATATTATACTACAACACTTCACAGGCAAACTAAGACCACTAGATAAACTCTCTGTAGAAAACATCTCCGCATACGCTGAACGCATAGGTGTCGAGTATCAGTTCGTGGAAGGTCAGGTCTTTAGGGAACATCTTACACCCCCCTGTCAGAAAGTACATATACTAGATGAGAAGTGGGACGAATACGATGACGTATTGATGTTGGACATTGATATGTTTGTTACAAAGAACCTCAGACTCAATGTCTTTAAGGCAGAGGGAGTAGGGTTCGCGGCAGGTGCAATACAGAAGAGTCTGAAGAACAGACTTGTATCAGAAGGTCGCATTGATGAGAACACTGGTTACTGGGGTGGAGCATTTTATAAACTGACTCGCGAACAGAGACAGAAACTTCGGTCTGCAATCCCAGACAATGATGAGTGGATGGATAGATACAATCAACCTTACAAGTATGAGGATGAGGGTATTATATCAGAGTTGTTCTATAGAAGCAAGTGTGAATGGAAAGATGCTGATCCTATGTGGCAACAAGATAGTTATCTACCTAACCACCAAGCAGGGATGATTCATGTCCGTACCAAGATCACACCGCAGGGGCCAAAGCGAGAGAAGATAGAGAACTTCTATACAATGCAAATGGCAGGAATTCTTTGAACATAATACTACAACACTTTGCAGGGACAATGCCAGAGTGGGCAAACCAAGCAGAGAAGACGATGCGCAAGTATGCCCATGCCACAGGCGCAGAGTATGAACTAGTCCTTGACTTTCCTATGGGAGAGGAGTTGGGGTTCACACCACAGAAACTTTGTATGCTTCAAGAGAAGTATGACAAGTACGATCAAGTGTGTATGATTGATATGGACACTATTGCCACACCCGAACATGAAAGTTTCTGGGACAGACCAGAGATTGGTGTACTACATGACAGGGCAATGGGTGGACATAATGCACTCAATGCCGTGACAGGAGAACCACACCGTAGTAGAACATACAATGCCGCACCTGCATTATACAAAGAAGGGGCGCATATATTCTTTGGTAACTGGATCAAGTTGAACCGTGAACAGAGAGTAGAGTTAAGAAAACATTGGGATCATAACTTGTTTGTATTATCGCTCAAGGATAAACATCCCGGAGATGAGATCATCCTACACTACCTCCTACATAGATCAGGTATACTTGACGGCAAGACAGTCAAAGAGATATGTATGCGATGCGAGGGAGATGACCTTTCTAAACTAAAGTTCAGAGACCATGACAGACACGACAAGAAGTTCTGCAACCAACCCGAAGACTCACTACCTAATGCCTCTATCATGCACTTCTGCGCAGGTAGGAAACGAAATATTATACCAACAATCAGACAAATGTATCCAGAGGGAATATGAGCGACGATCTATTAATACCCAAAGATAAGATAGACCCTAAGTACCTAGAAGAGAACGGAGACCTCTGGACAGAAGATAAACTAGAGGAGTATGCCAAGAAACATAGTCATGGTGTGGCGAACAGACCTCGTGGCAACTATACTATATGCGATATACACCGATTAATATATCACAAGATCTTATCTAAACCAGAGACTCTGGTAGAGAAAGATGTTCAGGCAGAAGTAATACAACTACTAGAGCAAGCGTTTGTGATTGCTAAGAAGACCGATGCTCGACTGAGGATGTATAAACACGACTTTGATGAGGGTTGGTGGGAAGAAGAGAAGAAGAAACATGAGGACTGGATGAAGGAGTTGAGGAAATAAGTACGCTTATTCTGTAAATAACAATTCTTATAAATAAAACTATTGAACATAAACGTATTATGATAACCGTATTATTCGTTAACGAAACTAAAGGAAAATGTTATGGCTGTTAAACCATCATCTCCTGCAATCAATATCAGTGAAATCGACAAAACGGCAATCGTGCCCGCTGTTGGTTCTTCTGGTGGTGGATTCGTAGGAAACTTCCGTTGGGGCCCCGTACACCAAAGAACACTAATTGCTGATGAAACAGGATTAGTTAGTACTTTTGCGGCACCTAACGACGCGAACTCGGTAGATTTTCACTCTGCCGCGTACTTTCTTAAATACTCACAAACACTACAAGTCGTTCGAGAGAACAACGGTGGATCTAACGCACACAGTGCATTAGTACCATTGACCTCTGACTCTGCTACTGTGAACAACCTTTCTCATTGGACGAACACTGTATCGTCTTCTGTTGGTGAAGGTGGATCAAAACTATCTACTGGTACTTGGATTGCAAAATATCCCGGAGAATTAGGTAATGCATTGACAGTATCTTTCTGTCCTGCTGATTCTGCTTTTGACCACTTCAATAAGCAAACCGATGGGTCTGGTCACGTCAATGGTTGGGCATACGCAGGACAATTTGATGGGAAACCGGGAACAAGTGCTTACGCTCTTGCTAATGGCGGTACTAACGATGAAGTCCACGTTGCGGTAATTGACCGTACTGGTGCTATCTCTGGAACTCCCGGATCTGTACTAGAGAAGTTTGAATACCTCTCTGTTGCTAAAGGTGCCACGACTTCTGATAATTCACCTAACTATATCTCAGACGTATTGAATGGACAATCTCAATATATCTGGAATGGTTACTTCGGTGATGACTCTGCGTTCGGTTCTTCTTATAGTAATGTTGGTGCTACTTGGGGATCCGCTACTAACGTTGCTTCTCCTGTCGAATATGGGGTAGGAGATGGAACTGCTCTTCCTGATGCTGTTCGTTCTGTCAACCTTGGTTCTGGCGACGAAAGTGCCGCACTAGGAAATACAGAGTTTGGTTTAGGATATGATCTGTTCGAAGATAAACTTCAGACTGAGATCGACTTCCTTATCGCTCCACAACATGGTTCTGCCGGAGACGGTGCAACTGTTGTGAATGATCTAGTATCAATCGCAGAAGCAAGAAAAGACTGTGTAGTAGTAACATCTGTCGATAAGACAGGTATCGTGGGTAAGACAGACGCACAAGCAACAACTGCCGCTGTAACATTTGCTAACTCGTTAACGAAGTCATCTTACTTAATCTTAGACAACAACTTTATTAAAGTCTTCGATAAGTACAATGACAAATATATCAACCTCCCTGCCGCGTCAAGCACCGCAGGACTAATGGCGGCAACTGATGTTATTGCTGATCCTTGGTATTCACCCGCAGGTCAAAGGCGTGGTAACTATCGTGGTATCACTGATATTCTCACTAACCCCAACCAGACTCAACGTGACTCACTATATAAAGCAGGTGTTAACCCTATCGCGAACATTCCCGGTACTGGTTTGATCTTGTATGGTGATAAGACTCTTCTGGGTAGACCTTCTGCCTTTGACCGTATCAACGTGCGTAGATTGTTTATCGCAATTGAGAAGTCTATTGGAGAAGCGGCAAAGTCTGTAATGTTTGAATTCAACGACGAGTTTACTCGCGCAGAGTTCGTGAACATTGTAGAACCCTTCTTGCGTAGAGTTAAAGGTCGTAGAGGTATAACTGACTTCCGTGTAGTTTGTGATGAAACAAACAACAATCAGGAAGTTGTGGACAATAACCAATTCGTAGCGTCAATCTTTGTCAAACCTGCACGTTCTATCAACTTTGTTCAATTGAACTTTGTTGCTGTTAGAACAGGTGTGGACTTTGAAGAAGTTGTCGGTTCGGTAGGAGCATAAGACATGGCGATTTTAGGTGTAGATGACTTCAAGTCAAAACTAAAAGGTGGTGGTGCCCGTCCTAACCTCTTTAACTGTAAAGTTAACTTTCCTGCCTTTGCTATCGGTGATGCTGAATTAACATCATTCATGGCAAAAGGTGCGCAGTTACCTGCTTCCGTAATCAACCCAATCGTTGTTCCATTCCGTGGGCGACAGTTGAAGATTGCAGGAGACCGAACTTTTGAAGATTGGACTGTAACTATTATAAATGATACTGGATTCGAAATTCGTGACGCTATGGAACGATGGATGAATGGTATCAATTCACACAACGCAAACACTGGTTTCAACGATCCTGCTGAATACCAAACTGACCTTGCTGTTGAGCAACTGGACAAAGATGGACAGAAGTTGAAAGTATATCACTTCCGTTCTTGTTTCCCAGTCAACATCTCAGCAATTGACTTGAACTATGATACTGTCGATACTATCGAAGAGTTTCAGGTAACGTTCAACGTTCAATACTGGGAAGCAGATGGCGTAACTTCGTAGTTACGACAGGACTAAATATATGCGAAGGGGGGACTTTCTCCCCTTCGTACTATATCTAAAGGATAGGAAATGGCAGACGATAACAACAATATTATTAAACTATTCGGTTTCGAACTTTCTCGTACTAAGAAGAGAGAGCAAGGAAAAGAAAATGATAAACTTCCCAGTATCGTTCCGAAGACGGATGACGATGGGGCAGGATATGTTACCGCGTCTGGTTCACACTACGGACAGTACATTGATATCAATGGTGACAATGCAAAGGATAACGCAGAACTCATTATGAAGTATCGCGGAGTTGCTCAACATCCCGAAGTGGATGCGGCAATCGAAGACATAGTGAACGAGAGTATCTCTGGTTCAGAGAACGAATCACCAGTTACGATCAACCTAGATGGTGTTGAAACATCTGATAAGATCAAGAAATTAATTAATGAAGAGTTCGATAACATCACAGGTATGTTGAACTTTTCAGATCTAGGACATGATATATTCAGGTCTTGGTATGTGGATGGACGATTAGTTCACCACTTAGTTGTTAACGAATCTAACCTCAAGGCAGGTATCCAAGAGATACGTCCTATTGATGCTGTTAAGGTTCGCAAAGTTAAAGAAGTTAAGTATAAGAAAGACGATAAGACTGGTGCAAAGATTGTAGACAAGACAGAAGAGTTCTATGTCTTCCAAGAGAAGAACCAGACTCAGAGTGCAGTCAAGTTAACACCAGACTCCGTGTCGTATGTTACCTCTGGTATCACTGACCCGACTAAGAAACGTGTCGTATCTTTCTTACACAAAGCAATCAAACCTATCAACCAACTGCGTATGATGGAAGACAGTCTAGTAATATACAGACTTGCTCGTGCGCCCGAACGTAGAATCTTTTACATAGACGTGGGTAACCTTCCTGCTAACAAAGCAGAGCAACACATGAAGGAGATCCAGACTAGGTACCGTAACAAACTTGTTTATGATGCAAGTACTGGTAACCTCAAAGATGATCGTAAACATATGTCTATGCTCGAAGACTTCTGGTTACCTCGTAGAGAAGGTGGTCGTGGTACTGAGATCAGCACACTTCCCGGTGGTGAGAACCTTGGGCAGATTGATGACATTGTATACTTCCAGAAGAGATTGTATCGTTCATTGAACGTGCCTATTGGTAGGTTGGAGCAGGAATCACAGTTCAGTCTAGGAAGATCTACAGAGATCTCTAGAGATGAAGTGAAGTTCCAGAAGTTTATTGACCGTCTGAGACGTAGGTTCTCTGGACTGTTCACAACTATCTTGAAGAAGCAGTTGATCCTTAAACAGATCATCACCCCCGAAGACTGGGAGCAATTCAAGAACGACATACAGATTGACTTTGTTAGAGATAATCACTTTACAGAGTTGAAAGATTCTGAGATACTTAGAGAAAGACTAAGTACTATGGATCAGTTATCACAATACGTTGGAGAGTACTTCTCGCGTGAATGGGTAATGAAGAGTGTAATGATGATGTCTGATGAAGACATTGAACAAATGGCAAAACAAGTCGAAGCAGAGAATAGTAAGGGTGGAGACGATGACACAGGTAATGAGGAATATTAATGGAAATTGATTTAGAAACAAACCAACAACAGATCGCAGACTTTATCGATCAGATACAGGCACAGAACTTTAATCAAGCAAAGGAACACTTCGATTCTTTACTGAATGATAAAATGTCCGATGCGGCAGAAGCAGAGAAGATTAATGTTGCTGATACTATCTTTAACGGTGCCGAAGACGAGTCTCACGACGATGATAGCACAGTGGACGATGACCTAACGGATGACCCTGATGAGGTAGAGATACTTGATCAAGAAGGGGAAGTTATCCCTGCTGAAGACGAAGACTAATTAGTTTCATCTTAAAGATCTAATATGTATAAATAAATACATTAACCTCGGAAACTTAGTATGAAAACATTTCAACAGATCAGAGAGGGTGCCAAAGTTGTCTTTAATAAGAAGATAAGTAAGGTGCCAGTTAAGATCGTTAAAGAACCAAAAGGTTTCGCGGTATATATCGACGGTGATAAACTTGACGTGTTCAAGTCACAAGCAGAGGCAGAGAAGACAGCGAAGACTGTCATAAAGGAACTTAAATGAAACTGATTAGTGAATTCACTGAGACAGGTCTTGAGTGCATTATAGAAGCAAAGAAAGATGGTAGTGGTAAGAACTACGTCATCGAAGGTGTCTTCGCACAAGCAGATCAAAAGAATAGAAACGGACGTATTTATCCGCGACCCATTATGGAGAACGCAGTAAACAAATACGTCACGGAACAAGTTAGCAAGAAGAGAGCAGTCGGTGAGTTGAATCACCCCGAAGGCCCTACTGTTAACTTGGACAAGGTTTCGCACCTTATCACTGACCTTCGATTAGAAGGTAATGATGTGGTCGGAAAAGCACAAATATTGGATACTCCAATGGGTAAGATTGTTAAAGGTCTCCTTGAAGGTGGTGTACAACTAGGCGTGTCAACTCGTGGTATGGGAAGCATTGAGAACCGAAATGGTGTCGCATATGTAAAGGATGATTTTATCCTTGCAACTGTAGACATAGTACAAGACCCTTCAGCACCAGACGCATTTGTTAATGGGATCATGGAAGGTGTAGACTGGGTTTGGAATAACGGCATTTTGGAACAAAGTGTAATTGAAGATATGGAGACTGAGATCAAGAACGCACCGAAAGCGTATAGCAGTGCTGTACAAATTCGAGAGTTTAAAAATTTCCTCTCGTTAATCAAATCTAATATGTAAGGAGTCAATTATGACTGAAGAAAGTAAAGTCGAAGTTGAACTTCACGATGATATTAACGAAATCGTGGAGGAAACTCTCGAAGAAAAAGCACCTACTGCTAAAGGCATTAGTACAGACGGTCAGGAAGTATCTGAACCAGAAAGTATTGCGTCTGTAGACAAGGCGGCTAACGCAACCACACAAGCAGTAGTCCCTAAGACTAAAGCAGGTATGGTTAATGCTATGTACCAGAAGATGAACAAGTTAGACAAGAAGAGTCTTCAGGCGGCATACGGTAAAATGATGGGCGAAGAAGTAGTAGTAGATCAAGAAGTTGTTGCTGAGACTAGCACGACTGCTGAGTTAGATGCACTAGTCGAATCAGAGGCAACTCTGTCAGACGAGTTCAAGACTAAGACTCAAGCAATCTTTGAATCTGCTGTTAAGTCACAACTCTCCGAAGAAGTTGCTCGGTTAGAAGAGCAATATAAAGGTGAACTTGCTGAAGAAGTACAGACTATTAAGTCTGATCTTGTTGAGAAAGTTGACTCATACTTAAACTACGTTGTTGAGTCTTGGATGGAAGACAATAAAGTTGCTGTACAGAACGGTCTCCGTACTGAAATCGCAGAGAACTTTATGGACAAAATGAAGGACTTGTTTGTTGAGTCTCACATTACTGTTCCAGAATCTAAGGTTGACCTAGTTGATGAACTCGCAAGTCAAGTTGAAGAACTTGAAGAGAAGTTAAATTCTCAGACTGGTGAGAGCATCAAACTGTCCGAAGAACTTGAAGTACTGAAGCGTGATCAAATCATTGCTGAAGCGGCACGAGGACTGGCAGACACCCAAGTTGAGAAGTTAAAAGGTCTTGCAGAGAAAGTAGAGTTTGATGCTGATTATGCATCAAAAGTTGCCAAACTGAAAGAGCAGTACTTCTCCAAAGAAATCACTGAAGAAATGATCACCGATGAGGAACCTGAAGCACTAGTTGAAGTTTCTGATTCTATGAGCAGGTATGTCGGTAAACTTCAACAAATGTCCAAGACTGCATTTTAGTAGTCAGACAATAATAAATCTTATTTAAGGAAACAAAGATATGAACTCATATGATACTCTCGTTGAAAAATGGGCACCAGTACTGAACGAAAATAGTTCTGGTGAAATTAAAGACGCACATCGTCGAAGCGTAACTGCCGCTATCTTGGAAAACCAAGAGATCGCAATGAACGCTGAACGCGCACAATCACAAGGTTTCGGTGGATTGAACGAAGCCGCTCCCGGTAACGCTACCTCATCTGCAAGCAACTGGGATCCAGTTTTGATCTCTCTTGTTCGTCGTGCTATGCCTAATCTTATGGCATATGACGTTTGTGGTGTACAACCAATGTCTGGCCCAACTGGTCTCATCTTCGCGATGAAGGCACGTTATGGCGCAGGTGCAACTGGATCTCGTGAAGCATTGTTCAACGAAGCAGAGACTCAATTCTCTGGTGATCGTTCTACTAGTCACGATTCAGACAACGCTTCTGGTTTCAGTGGTATTTCTGATGACTCGGTAACTGGTACTCGTACTGTCGATAGTTCTGTAGATGATTCTCGTCTAACTAGCACTTTCGCTTCTGGTATGACTACTGCCACGGCTGAAGCACTGGGTGACGGTGTTGGCGCACCATTCGCTGAGATGGGATTCACCATCGAAAAAGCAACTGTGACTGCTAAGTCTCGTGCATTGAAAGCAGAATACTCGCTTGAACTTGCTCAAGATCTTAAAGCAATCCACGGTTTGGACGCTGAAACTGAACTTGCTAACATTCTTAGCACAGAGATCCTTGCGGAAATTAACCGTGAAGTTATCCGTACTATCAACAGTCAAGCAAAAACTGGTGCTTTGCAATCTAACGTTGCTACTCGTGGTATCTTCAATCTCAGCACTGATGCTGATGGTCGTTGGTCTGCTGAGAAGTTCAAAGGTCTAGTAGTACAGATTGACCGTGAATGTAACGTGATCGCTAAAGAAACTCGTCGTGGTAAAGGTAACGTAGTAATCTGTTCTTCAGATGTTGCTACTGCTCTTTCTGCTTCTGGTATGCTTGATTACAGTCCCGGTCTTGCTACTTCTTTGCAAGTAGATGATACTGGTAACACCTTTGCAGGTACTTTGAATGGTCGCATTAAAGTGTATATAGATCCATACGCCACTGCTGATTATATCACAGTTGGTTATAAAGGAACTAACGCTTATGACGCAGGTGTATTCTACTGCCCATATGTGCCTTTACAAATGGTTAAAGCAGTTGGTGAAGATAACTTCCAACCGAAAATTGGTTTCAAGACTCGGTACGGAATGGCATCTAACCCATATGTTGGAGCAACTCCTTCAAGCAATGAACTTGCCGCTGTTAAGACCAACCAATACTACAGAATCTTCCGCGTAGACAACATCCTCGCCTAAGTAGTAGTATAAAAATAAGAGTAGGGTTAACCTACCTTCTTTCAGGGACTCTTCGGAGTCCCTTTTTTTGTCTGTATTATTTGTATAAATAGAAGTATATAATAGAGAGGTCAACATGGCATTAACAGAGAATAAAAACTACCTACAACCCACAGGGTTTAGGTTAATCATAGCAGGAGACGAGTACAAGAACCTAGAGTACTTTATACAGTCTGTTATCCATCCCGGTTCTAGCGTTACTCCATTGGAGATGCCAGTTGCGCGAATCACGTCTGTCCCTTTGGCAGGTGATAAGATCCAATATGGTG